CGATCGCCGAGCCGATACGGCCGGGCAGGCCGCGGGCCCACGCGATCGCCTCGCCGGCCTTCGTGATGATCGTTTCTTTGAACCGGGACAGGGCCGACCGTGCGCGCTCCGCGAGCTGTCCCGCGAGGGGGCCGAGGGCCGAGGCCGCGCGGCCGGGTAGTCCCTTGATCCAGTCGACCGCGGCGGATATGCCCTTACCGACCCACTCGCCGATCTTGGTCGCGGCCTCGCCGATCAGTTTTCCGGCGTTGGATACGGCCGTCTTGGCCAACTCCCACGCCTTGCCGAAGTCTCCGGAGAGCAACGCGACGATGGCGCCGATGATCGGTACGACCACCTGCTCGGTCACCGCGGCGAGGCCGTTCGCGAGGATGGACGCGAGCTGTCCCACCAGGCCGATCAACGGCTCGATGATCGGCATAAGGGCCGTGAGGGCGCCGATCAGCAGCTCGCCGATAGCGGGCAGCAGGGGCGCCAGTGCTACCAGGATTTGCCCGAACGCCTCGCCGATGGTGGCGAGGGCGGGCGACAGGGCGACGATCAGCCTCGCCAGAATCGGGAGGACCGTTTCGGCAAGATCGCCGAGCATCGTCGCGAACGGAGCGATCAGGCCGGGCAGCTGCGCAATGATCGGTTTCAACGCGCCCGCAAGCGCGTTGACCAGCAGCATGACCACCGGCGCGGCCTGGGCGATCACGTCGCCCACGGCCGTGAGCAGTGGCGTGACGGCGGGCAGCAGCGAGGCGACCAACTCGCCGATGACGGGCAGGATCGGCGACAGGGCGTCGATCAGTACGCCGAAGCTGTCCGCGGCGGCGGCGAGGACCGGGCCGAGGGCGTCGACGATCGGTAGCAGGGCCTCGCCGAGCGAGGTCGCCAGTCGTGCGAGGGGCGGGCCGAGCGAGGCGAGCGCGGGGCCGAGGGCGCCCGCGAGGGACTTGATCAGCGGGCCGAGGGCGCCCGCGAGGGCGGACAGGACGGGCCCGCCGGCCTCGGCGAGGGCGCCGATCAGTTCGCCCAGTGCGGGCAGGATCTCGCCGACCGCGCCGAACAGGCCGCCCAGTCCCTCGGCGGCGCCGCCGGCGCCGGACGCGACGCCCTCGAAGAATCCGCCGATGCCGTCGCCGACCGCGCCGAGGCCGGTCGACAGTGCTTCGATGACCGGGCCGGCGGCCTCGACCGCGGCGACCAGGCCGGGCATGGCGCCCTTGGCGAGGGCGCCGATGCCCTCGACCAGCGGCTCGACCAGCGGGGCGACGCCCTCGAACAGGGCGCCGATCTGCGGGGCGAGGTCGTCGAAAATGCCGCCCAGCTGGTCAGCTGCGTTGACGAACGGTTCGACCAGCGGGGCGGCGAGTTCCTGCATTCGCCCCTTGACGTGCTCCGACAGGTCGGTAAACGCGCCCTTGACCTGCTCGTTCTCGGCGAGGACTTTCGCGCCGAGGCCGATCACGGCCAGGGGGACGGCGGCGAGGGCGCCCGCGGCGGCCAGGGCGCCGCCGGCGAGCAGCTTCGTACTGGTCGCCGCTACGCCGAGCAGGGGGCCGATACCGGCGAGGCCGCGCCCCGCTTCCTCGGCGCCCCCTCCGATGCCGTCGCCGAGGGCGCCGCCCATCTCTGCGCCGGCCGCGACGAACCGGCCGCGCATGTCCCTGAGTCGGCCGTCGGCGTCCCGCTGGAGTCCAGCGAGGGCGGCCTCGGTACGGTCGACTCCGGCCTGTGCCCCGGAATCGTCGAGGTCGATGAAACCGACCAACTCGCCGATGGTGAGGGACATTTGGCACCCCCCATCGGCACGCGCCGCGCGCTATTCAGTTGTGGTTGTTGATCACCGCCCGGTGAGTCGGGCGATCTCGTCGGGGTCCGACACGACGCGGGGTGTGTTCCGCCACGCGTGCGCGAACCGAGACTCGGAGGGGAGGCCGGACAGGCGGACCAGAAGCGCGCGGGTGGACAGGCGCGCGATGTCCTCGGCCGACAGGCCGTACGTCTGGGCGAGGTCGGACTCGACCGCGGCCCAGTTGGTCAGGACCGCGGCCCAGAACTCCGCGGCTTGCCCTTGCCCTTGCCCTTGTTGCCCTTCGGCTTGGGCTTGGCCGGGGCCCGCCGCGGTGCTGCTTTTCCCTTGGTGGCCTCGCGCTCGTCGTACAGCTGCGCGGCGCGTTCCATGGACACGACGCCCGGTTCGGCGACGTTGGCGGTCGCCCACAGAAGGACGATGCCGAGGTGACGGTCGGACATACCGGCCTCGGTCCAGTGGTCGACGGCGTCCGGGCCGAACAGGGAACCGAGCAGGCGCCGGATGTCCTCGGGCCGGGCCGAGTGCTGCACGCGGTGCAGCTGGAGCGTGAACAGGGCGGGCAGGGTCGGGGGCAGGGTGTACGTGCGCCCGTACAGGCGGAGCGGTACGCCCTTGAGTTCCGGCTCGGCCTGCTCGGCGAAGAACGCGTCAAAGTCGGCGACCTCGACGCCGTCCTCGGCCGGCTCGATCGTGGGATCGGTCACGGGGCCGTCACCACCTGGGCGACAGTCGGGGCGCCGCAGCGGGTGAACGTCGCGCCCCAACTGGTCTTGGCGTTGGTCTCGCCGCCCTGCTCGCCGGGTGTGACCGTGCATTCCCACACGGTCCATTCGTCCTGTGAGACGTGGCGGTACCGCATGGTCCCGCGCGACTCCTCGCCGAACCGGTACGCCCACGTCTTGTCGATGTAGTCCTGTCCGGCGTCGGGGGTGCCGGCCGTGGCCGCGTACAGGCCGCTAACCTCGATGGTCGCGCCGCGCTGCATCACGTCCTGTTCGTAATACCCGTCGCTGTCGAACGTGGTCGTGTCGGCGGTCTCTTCGTTCTCGCCGGGGTTGTGTGTCCAGCTGGTGAGGTTGCCGAGGCGTACGAAGGTGCCCGCTGTAGCGGTCTCGACCTCGAACTCCCAGCCGCGTGCGTCGATGGGCCGTCCCATGCGGGGGCCTCCTATTCGGTGCGGTGGTCAGTGGGGGCCGACACGTCAAGGTCGAAATTGACGACGTGCTCATGTCGGCCGGCGGAATCGGGGCCCATCGGGGCCGGGGTGCCGCGCGCGGCGGCGAGCACAAGCCATGTGCCGTCGGGCAGCTCCACGCCGGCGAGGCCGTGCAACGCGCTGTAGATCGCCCAGCAGCGGCGGCGCGAGACGCGCGGGTCGGGCCCGCCGCGTACGCGCACCTGTAGGCGCGGGGTGTCGTAGGCGTTGCGGGTGTCGGGCGCCTCGCCGTCGTACAGCCACACGGCGACCGCAGCATCGGGCGCGGGGGGCATCGTCTCGACGAACAGATCGCCGGCCGTGCCGGTCGGGTCGTAGGTGACCAGGCCGCGCGCGGCGAGCAGCTGGGCGACGCCGTCGAGCGGGTCGAGGTCAGCCACGGAGCGACCTCCGCAGCTGCGCGGCGATGATCGCCGCGATGTTGTCGGCCTGCTCGGTGAGGGGGCGTTCGAGGTACTTCGCGGTCCGGCCGGCGTCGTGCCGGTAGTTCAGTTCCTCGTGTTGCCTGATCGCGTACGGGGTGTCGTACGAAACGGCGGCCGTGAGGCTCGACTCGTCGACCGTGGCCACGCCGGATCGTTCGAGGGTCGCCTCTTCGATCGGGACGACCTTCCTCGACTCGGCGAGGACGTGCTCGGCGGCGATCCGCAGACCTCGCACGGCCCCGGCGCGGGTGCCGCGCATGGCAGCGGCGCCGTTCCACCGGAGGCGGGCGCGTTGGGTCACTCGGCGCTCACCTCCGTGCACTGCGGTACCGGGAGGCCCGGCGCGGTGTGGTGGGCGACGTTGATCGCCTTGGTGGTGCGGCCGTCGGGGAGGGTGATCCGCGACTCGGCCGGGCAGTCGAGGCCGGGCTCGGCGATGATCTGCGCGGTGCTGGTGACCTCGCGGCCCTCGCGGTTGCGCACGGTCCGGATCGTCTCGGCGACCAGGGCCGGCACGTCCTCGACGGGCGGGCCGTACTGCGGGCCGTACGCGCTGTCGCCGCGGTACGGCTCGACCTTGATCCGGTGGCGGAGCAGGTACCGAGGGACGTTCACCAGATCACCCCCGGCAGCAGGCCGGCCCGTGTGAGCGCGCGGTGTGCGCGCGGGGCGAGGTCTACGTCGGCGGCGGCCTGGGGGTTGTCGCGGCGGTCTCCGAGGGATACGGGACCGATCGAGACGCTTCCCCACTTCCCGGCGGCGCCGGTGCCGTCGTCGCCCGTGGCGAGCTGGTACTCGACCTGGGCACACACGGCGTCGGCGAGCGCGCTCACGACGACCGGGTCAGTCGGCATGCCGGCGCTGTTCACCGCGTAGCAGGCGGTGAGTAGGGCGTCGTCGATGTCCTCGGACGCCCGCGCGAGCAGCCGCTCGGCGTCGGCCGGGGCCGGCTGGCCGGTCCACGCCGTGAACTGCTCGGGGGTGGCGTAGGAACGGCCCACCGGTCACCCCTCCTTGCTGGTCTTCTCCGGGGTCGCCTTGGCCGCGGTGCGCGTGGTGCGCGGCTTGCGCTTCGGCGCCTCGGCCGGCTCGACCGGCGCAGGCTCGATGCCGGGCGCGACGGACTCGGGCCCGTGCGGGTTGACCTCGCCGGCCCCGGACGGCGGACGGTGGTCGCCCTCGCGGGGGTCGACCGCTCCATCGCGCAGCGCGGTACCGACCTGCTCGACCTCGACCTCGCGCGGGTCGACGGGCTCGGCCGGCTCGTCCGGCTCGGGCGCGGCCTGGTCGACGCCGTACCCGCGGCGCCGCGCGTACGCGATGATCGCCGGGTCGTTCGTCGTGGCCTTGCCGTTGCGGAACTTGAGGCCGGCCGGGCCGTCGCCCTCGAACCCTGGGACGGGACTGTGAAGGGTCGTCATCAGCCGGCCACCTTCACGCCACGCAGAACGGCCGCGGCCTTGGTGGCCTTGAGGGCGACGCCCACCGGCCCCATTTCGACCTCGCCCGTCTTGACGGCGCCCGACGTGGTGAAGTCGGGGAGCCACTGACGGACCAGGTTCCCGCCCGTGGTGCTGATGCCGTGGAACCCGTCGACGCCGATCCGAACGGCGTAGATGTCCGTGGTTCCCGCGGTGGCGTCGGTCGGGATCACGGGGTCGTTGCTGCCGGCCTTGGCGCCGAGGTCGATCAGCGGCACGCCCCGCCACGTGGTGATCGTGCGGCCGAACGCGTCGAGGGTGCCCAGCTGCGAGACGAAATCGGCGATCGTCTCCAGTGCGGCGAGGGCGTCCGCGTTCATGAGCAGCGCGGTAGGCGAACCGTCCAGCTTCGCGTACAGCTTGCGAAGGTGCTTGAGGGCGGCGATGCCGCTCGCCTGGGAGTTGACGGCCGACCAGTCGTACCCGGCGGCGGTGCCGAGGGTCAGTTCGGTGCTCGACCCGGTGAGGGCCTTGTCGAGGCCGTCGAACGAGTCGGCATCGACCGCGGAGTCACCGTTGATCACGGCATCGGAAAACGTCGAGTTGGCGGCCTTGATCTTCTGCGTCATCTGGAGGCTGACCTCGTTGGACGCGGCCGGGCCGAGGTTCGCGAGGACGCGGTCGATCTGGAACGCGCCGCCCAGAACCTTGAGGTCCGTCGTGTACCGCTGGCGCGTGACCTCCTGCGGCGCGTACTCGGTGTTCAGCGCACGGAATCCGGCGGTGGGCTGAGTGATCAGCCGCGTGTACCCGTACGTGAGGGTCGCGCCCCCGCCGGCCGGGTTGACCACGTCGTCGAACACCATGTTGTCGAGCAGCCACGACGACTTGCGGAATTCGTCGATGACCATGAGGTCGATGTCGTCCTGCGTGTTGAGCTTTGCCTGTGCGAGGGTCACGGCCATGGGGTGTTACTCCTGGGGTTTCAGCCGCCCAGACGGGCGGCGATTGCGTCGGTGAGGGTGGCGGGCTTGCGGTCGCCCGTCGGGGCGCCCTGGAACTCGGCGCCGCCCCGCGCGGGCCCGGCGGCCGTGGCGCGGTAGAGGTCGGGGTCGGTCGCGACCTCGTCGGTAATGGCCTTCTTGAGGGCGTCGGCGAATCCCTCGGCGGTCGGGTCGAGGGCGGCGAGCTTGTCCGCGAAAGAGCGGGAGTTGAGCAGGCGCGCAGCATTCGCGCCCTCGGCGCCGGCGGCGCGGTACGCGGCGAGTTCGGAGCGCGCGGCGCGCAGCTGCCCGGACAGGTCGGCGACCTGCTCAGTGAGCTTGGCCGGGTCCGGCGGGCCGTCGTCCTGGACGATGCCGAGGGCCTTCCCGATCTGCTGGGCGATCTCCTGGCGCGCGTCCTCGGCGGCCTTCTGCTTCGCCGTGACGCGACCCTTACCGGCCTCGGCGCGGGCGTCCGTGAGGGCCTTCTGTGCCCACGCGGGGAGGGTGGATTCGTCGCCCTCGGCGCCCTGCTGCGGCGGCGCGGCCGGCTTCACAACGGGCGGGACCTGCCCGCCCTGTCCGGCGCCCTGCTGGCCGGCCGGGTCGCCCTGCTGTCCGGCGGGGTCGCCGCCCTGCTGGCCGGCCGGGTCGCCGCCCTGTCCGCCGTCGCCGGCGCCGCTGGCGTAGACAACGGGAGAGAACGGGTCGAGGCCGTACGGGTGGGCCCAACCGGCGCCGTCGAGGCGGTGGCGGGCGAGGGTGCGCGTGCGCATGGGGTGCACTCCTGGTGCGTCGGGCCCGCTCCTGGCGGGCGCGTTCGGGCATGCAAAAGGGCCCGCACCTGGCGGGCCCTCGGGTCGTGCTGTCAGTGGGGTGTGCTAGTCGGCGCGGTCCTTCTCGCGCGCGCGGCGGGCGGGCGCGTAGCCCTTGACCCATGCCGTACGGAGGATCGAGTCACGCGGGTACGGGCAGGCTGTCGGCTCCTGGCCGGCGGTGCCTGCCTCGCGGCCCTTGGTGACTGCCTCGACGATCTGCTCGCGCGTGCCCACGCTGCGCCCCCTTACCGTTTCTGCTGCTCCTTGGACTCATTGAACTTGGCTGCGGTCGCCCACCGTTGCGTTTTGCCGGTGGCCTTCTCGATGAACTCGGCCTGTGTGAGGCGCCCGTGTTGGGCCCACCACTCCTTGAGTTCGTCGCTCGCGTTGGCGTACGCAATGCGGGCCGGTCCGCGGAACAGGCTTTGCGCGGACCAGCCGGCGGCCTGTCCCTTCTTGTTGAGCAAGTAGCCGTTGCAGTCGTCTTCCGCCTTGAGGAACTGGAGATACACGTACTCGTCGTACATCTCCCGTGCTTGGCGGCGGGTGATCCGGGGCTCGTCGTCGTGGTCGTCGTCCGGCGCGGTGCCGGCCTGGTCGTCGCCGGCCATGGCGGCCCATACGGCGTCGTCGGCGAGGGCGCCCCATCCGTCCGGGTTCTCTGCGGGGGCGAGGGCGTCGGCGAGGGCGTTCGTGTCGGCGAGCAGGTCCTCGACGGCGTCGCCGGTGTTCGCCGGCTGCGGCATGTCGACGGCGTCGCGTCGGTCCATCTCGGCGGCGATCCTGAGCAGTTCCTCGCTGGTGGCGTACTGCATGCACCATGCGAGTTCGTCGTCGCCCACGTCGGCGAGGTCGCCGAGCAGCTGCCCGCCGGGGAACAGGCGGGCGAGCAGGTCGCGGCGGGCGGCCTCGGCGGCGATCAGGGCGAGGGTGTCCGGATCGGCGCCGCGGGCCCGCGCGGCGAGGTCGTGGTCGGACAGGCCGACCAGGTCGGGCGACACCCCCGGCAGACGGCCGGCGAGGTCGCGCCGGTCCATCTCCGCAACGACGCGCAGCGTGTCGGCGTCGTCGAGGTGGGGGAACGTCTTCGCGAGTTCCTGGTCGCCGAACTGGGTCAAGTCCTCGGCGAGGGTGCCGCCGGGGCGGATGCGGGCGAGCAGGTCGTCGAGGTCGCGGCGGTCGGCCTCGGCCTCGATCCGGGCGCGGGCCTGGTCGTCGAGCAGGTTCGAGCGCATGGCGGCGGCGAGGTCGTCGTCGCTCATCTCCCGTACGGCGCGGTCGTCACCCGACCACACGCGCGCGGCCTCGACCTGCTCGGGCGTCGCCTCGGTGCGCTTCTTGGGGAGGTTCGAGGCGCCCGGTTGCTCGCGCTTGGGGTTGCGCCGTAGGTCGGGGTGGGCGGCGAGGTGGTCGCGCATGGCGCCTTGCCACTGCCTGACCTTGAGCCGTGCGGCACGCTGCGCCTCGGGCGTGACGGCGGCGGCCTCGCGCTTCTTGTGCTTCCTGATGTTCCGCTCGATCGCCCGCTGTTTCTGGCCGGCCTCGTACCCGGCGGGGTCGCTGGTGGCCTTCTCCACGGTCGTGAGGCCGGGCGTGTACGCGCTCACGGAGTGCCGGCAGTTGGGATGCTGGAACCCTGCGAGGCGTGCCTCGTCGAGGGTGCCGGCGACCCGTACGGGGATCATGCGGCCGTCCTCGATCGCGTGCTCGACCTCGACCGTGCGCTCGCCCGTCGGGCCGTCGATGGCCAGTACGCGGCCCTCCCACGGCCGGCAGAGGGGGCACTCGCGCGGTGCGTCGGACACGATGACCAGGTCGATACCGGCGTCGGACAGGGTCCGCGTGTGCGCCTCTGTCGCCGCTCGGGCGACGGACGTACGTACGGCCATTTCCGCGTAAGAGGTGAGCTGCCATCGGCGGCCGGCCTTGTCGACGAACGCGCGTATGCCCTGGTCGGCGAAACGTCGCATGGCGTCTTGCGTGGCCTGCCGGCGCGTGCCGGTGCCGAGTAGGGGCGTTGCGGTGACCTCGGCGACGATCGCCCGGAACCCGTCGACCACTGCGCGCAGAATCGAGCGGTGGGTCGAGGTGACCACGTCGACGGTTTCCTGTGCGAGGCGGTCGAGGGCCTGGGCGTTCGGGGTCACGTCGTCGACCAGGGCGCGGGCGTCGTCGGACAGGGCGCCCAGTTCGGCGACCGCGGCGCGGTGTCCGACGTTGTACGCCTCGGCGACCACGTCGAACACTTCGAGGCTCACGGCCTTGCCCAGTTCCTCGACGACGCCCTGTGAGGCGCGGCGTAGCTGCTGGACGGCGGCGAGCTTGCGCTCGGCCCACCCTGGGGCGTCGAGGCCGGCGGCGAGCTGTCGGGCGATGATGCCGAGTAGGCGTTCCTCGGCCCCGGCGTACAGGTCGCGCGTGCCGGCCGCGAGGTCTTCGACCATGCCCGGATGAATCGGCATCGGTCACCCCCCGTCGGTCGTCACGCGGCCATGGGGAAGTTCCCGACGGGGTCCGGCGCGGCTGCTCCGGTCTCGGCGAGGATCGCCGCGACCTCGGCCTTTACCGCGGTGTCGTCCCACGTCGGGTTGAGGATCTTCACCTTCGTTGCGGTCGACACTGCCCCCGCGCGGGCGAGCAGGTCGAGCGTTGTCGCGGTCGCCTGCTCGCTCTCGGCGACGCCGTCGCCGAACTCGACGCGCGGGCGCTCGGGCGTGATGCGGCTTCCGAACAGGCTCGCGTCGAGCAGCAACATGACGTGGCACATGTCGGCCACGCCGTGTTTCCAGTAACCGGCCTTCTTCCGGCGGGTCACCATGCTGCGTTGGTCGCGGCTGTCGACCTCGGTCGCGGTGACGGCCTGTCCGTCGCCGTCGAGGCCGAACGACTGGGGCGAGTATCCGGCGGCCTGGGCGGCCTGTCGCATGGTCGCTTCGGCCGTGGCGCGGTGCTCCTCGACCCTGATGTCGAACTGATTCAACGTGATGCCGGCGCCCTCGTTGGGCGGCATGCGCAAGCTGTGCCAGACCTCGCGGTCGTCGTCGAACGACGCTCCGCGGCCGGGGCCCTCGTTGCGCATGTACCCGTCCGGGACGATCAGGCGGGCGCGGGCGAGGCGGATGTCGCGCATCCAACTTGTCCACGTCTCGTCGAGGGCGTCGAACAGGTCGTAGATCGGCGCCGCGTAGTCGCTGCGCCCGATCGGGCTCCCACGGTGCAGCCGGTTGGGCAGCATGTTGGGCACGTAGGCCGCGGTGAGTTCGCGGATACCGGTCGCGATGCTGTCGCCGTCGCCGTCGCCGTCGAGGGAGTCGACCAGGTCGGCCGTGTCGGGGTGCTCGGTGAGCGGTACCCGGCGGCCGACGTTGTCGCCGGTCCCCTCGTACAGCGCGTGGACGATGCGGCCGGACTCGTGCCGCTCGAAATGGCGCCATACGGTCGACTGTGTCGAGCCGTCCAGCTCGCGCCAGAACGACACTGCGCGCAGCATGCCGAATCGCCACTCGGGTACGGCCCCGTCGGGCTGCATCACGGTGAGTAGGGGGCGCGGTACTAGGTCGCGGTCCCACGTCACACGGAGGAACACGCCAGACAGGGCGGCGGCCTGCTCGGCGGCGCCGAGGAACGTCTGTTGCGCGCGGCCGTCGTCGAGCAGCTGGTCGAGGCGGTCCTGTGTGGCCGTGTCCTCGACCTTGATCGTCGGCATGTCCGCGAACAGCAGGTCGGCGGACGTGCTCGCGATGTCGCCGGCAAGGGGGACGTGTAGGCGGTGGTCGCGCCGGTCGGGGCGGGCGTCGAGCGACTTCCGTCCCCACAGGCGGCGGCGCTCCGCGGGGCGGGCGTGGTTGCCGTACGCGCGGGCGAGTCGCTTCCGGTCGCCGCTGTACCACGCGTCGTCAATGCGCATCGCGTCGTAGTGCGATGCCCACGCCGGCGGCGGCCACGCTGCGCCGTTGTCAGGGAGTGCCATCGTCGCCCCCTTCGTCGGTGCTTGCCTCGATCTTGGCGGCGACCTCGCGGAAGAACTCGGCGAGGACGGGGCGCAGCTGGTCGCCCGGATCGAGGGTGATCTCGCCGGCCTCGACGGTGTGATCGCCGACGGTGAGGGATACGGGCAGGGTGAGCGGTGGCATTGCGGCCATGGCGGCGGCTCCTTACGCGGCGAGGGTGAGCAGGTGCCGCCACTCGTGGGCGGTCGAGTGGATCACGTACCGCAGTGCGTCGCAGCTGTGGTCGTCCTTCTTCACGGGCTTGTCCTCGCCCTTGTCGGCGGCGGACTCGTCCCACACGTAACCGGGCAGTTCGTTGAGCAGCCCCTCGCACGATCGGTGTATGCGGAGCAGGCCGGCGCCGAGCAGGCTCGCCACGGACCGGATTCCGTCCACGACCTCGTTCGAGGCGCGGGCGACTCCGGGGTACGAGTCGGCCCACAACTGCGTGATGAACGACGCCGCGCTCGGGTCGATGAACGTCCACTCGGGGGCGACGCCCTGCTCGGCAACCCACTTGCGCAGTGCTGCGCTGTACTGGGCGTCGGTCATCTGGCGGTGTGCGGTGCGGGAGTCGTGGCGCCACTCGGCGCACGCGTACAGCCGGCCGTCGACGCCCTCGCCGAGCAGGATCGCCGACGTGGCGTTCACGGTGCCGTAGTCGAGGCCGATCCAGTGCCGGCTCATCTCGGGCAGTTCGTCGACGACGTGCGTCGCCTCGTCGTACATGTCGTAGATGGCGCCCTCGGCCTGCACCCACAGGCCGAGTACGTTCCGCTTGTAGAACAGGCCGGTGTGCGTGGACTTGATCCGGGCTTTGTACTCCTCGTCGAGGCCGGGATTGTCGTCCAACTGGAAGTGCCACGACTTGAGTCGGGCCTCGGTGGGCCTGAGCAGGTAGTCGCGGCGTAGCCAGTGGTTCGGGTTGTCGGGGTTGGTCGTGGCGAGGATTTTCGACCCTGGCACGCTGCAACGCGCGGTGAGCTGGTCAAAGAACGACTTGGGGAGCGTCGTCGCCTCGTCGACGTAGGCGCCCGCGCACGTCAAGCCTCGTACCTTCGGCTCGGCCTGGGCGTCGTTGGCGCCGAGGGCGTGCACGGTGCGGCCGAGGACGTGCGCGGTCGGGGCGCCGCTGGTGTAGTGGATATCCTGCGCGACCTCGCCGAACACGTCCGGGTTCATGAGCGGCCCGAAGACGTTCCGCGCGAGGCTGTCGCGGGTGCGCCCGACCATGACCAACTCGCCGCCCTTGGGCGGGTCGGCGACGTACCCCAACCACGCAATGAGGCTGGCGATCGTCTTCCCGCTACGAACCGACCCTTCCCACAGATTCAGGAAGGCGGCGGCCTCGACGATCGAATCGACCTGCTTCGGGGACAGGGCAAGTTCACTGCTCATCGTCGCCGCCCGGTGCGTGGCCGTGGCGCTCGGCGTAGTTCCGGGCGAGGCCGTCCATAAGGCGACCGATCACGGAACGGGACTGCTCGCCGGCTTCCTCGCGCGGGGGTGCGAGCTTGAGCGACCGGTCGAGGGCGGCGCCGGCGGTGGCCATCATGGTGCGCCGGTCCGCGGGTATCGGCTCGTCCTGCCACTTCTGGGCGTAGGTGTGATCCTTCCCGCCCCACTCGAAATACAGGGTGCGCGCGGTCATGCGCGAGAGTTCGCGCTCGGCGATGTCGTGCAACGTGATCGCAAGTTCGGCGCGGCGCGCGGCGAGGTCTGCGCGGCGTACCTGGGTGGCGACGGCGACCTCGGCGGCGCGGTCGAACGACAGAGGGGGGTCGAACGATGCGGCGATCTTGGAAACGGTCGAGGGCGACCTCTTGATCGCCCTCGCGATGTCGTTCCGGGACTTGCCCGCGGCGTGCAGCTTCCGGACCTGCTCGCGGTCGTGGTCGTCGATGGGGCGGCCCACGGCTCACCCCCTCGGCGCGGTGCTACTGCTGGCGAGCAAGGGCGGCGTTCGCCCAGAACATCGCCTCTTCGATCTTGGTCACGGCGAGGGCCTGCTCGCGGCCGGCGGGGCACAGCTGGTCGACCAGTTCGGCGAGGCCGTGGCACGCGGCGCGCACGGTCGCGTGGGCGTCGCGCTTCTCGTCGGTGGTCGCGGGGTGGAAGTTGAACCGGTGGGCGAGGTCATCGGGCGTCATGGGCGGGGGCCTCTCGTCGGGGTCTGGACAGGCGAACGCCCCGTCGCTCGGGGGCAGCGACGGGGCGTTCGGGAAGGGCGTCCGTTTCCGGGCACGCCGAAGACAGCGCCAACTTTAGGTCACGAATGGATAACGGCGCAAGCGGGAACGATCACGCGCGCGCGGGCCGGGCCGCGACCGGTCGGCGCGGCTGCTGACGGCGGCGCCCCACCTGCCGACGATCCGGCGGGCGGGGCGCGCTGCTGCTGCTCGCGCGTCGGCTACGGGCGGACGGGCGGGCGGCCGGTCTGCTGACGCTGCGGCGGCCTGCTCGGCCACTGCTGCCGACGGGCGTCATCAGTGCTGGTCTGCCTGCTGCTCGGCGTCCACGTAGGGCCCTCGTACGTGACTGTCGGGAGGACAGGCGGGCCGACAACGGGCGGCGCCTCGACGAACTTGTACGCCTTGAGCGTCGGCGCGGTGCCGACGGGCGTCGACCCGTGGTGCCACGCGGTCCGGTACATGTCGGCAACGATGCCGACGGCCGTCCGCATGGCGGTGGTCAGATCGTCGCCCGTCTGCATGAGAACGGCGAGGTCTCGCGCGAACTGCTCGTCGAGGCGAACAGTCGGCCGGGTGCCGGCGATCGGCCGGGCGCGCCGCTGAGTAGGCTTGTTCGTAGTCATGGTGGGGGTTGCTCCCATCGTGATGAGTCGGGCCCGTTCGCCATGTGGAGTGGCGGGCGGGCCCGCGTGATTGTCGGGGGTCTTACTCGGCCGGCTCGTGCTCGGCGTCGCCGCGGGCGTCGAGCAGGTTGTCGCCGTCGCCGGCGCGCCACACGGCCACGCGCACGCGCTTGGTCGCGAGGTCGTCGTCGAGGCGTTCGTCGAGGATGCGGCGGGCGACTTCCTCGGCCGTCTCGCCGGCGCTCTCCTCGGTCCCGCCGGTGACGCGCTCCCACGGCTCGTCGTCACTGTCGGATGTCCAGCCGGCCGGCATGACGTACAGGGCCCATGCGGCTTCCCACGGGTAGTCGCGCAACATCCGGTAGACGTAGGACGGCGTGAGATCGAGTTCCGCGGCGATCTCCTTCGCCGTCCACCCGTCGACCCTGGCATCGACCACAACGCCCGACATGCTCGCCTCAAGGGCCTTCGCCACGCGACGGATGACGCCGGCCTCGGCGATCGGCAGGGACGAACCGACCTGCTCGGCGAGGTCGTGGCGCTCCGCGGTGCTCCTCGCCGCGTGGAATCCCTCGGCGAGCATGTCGAGGGCGGTCCCCTCGGCGGCCTCCCACTGGCGACGATCGGCCTCGCGCTGCTCCTCGTACTCCTCGATCAGGTTGAACAGCTGGTCGCGCAGCTTGGCCGCGGGCGACTCGTTCGCGTCGCGGCGTTGGCGTTCGAGCATGCGGCGGTTGTGGATACGCGTTGCCTCGGCGCCGCCGAGGGCGGCGACCATGCCCTCGATCGATGCCTGTTGGCCGGCCGGGTGCGTGGGGAACTTGCTCGCGTCCGCTCGGGTGTAGTGCTCGACGGTGGGCTCGTCGCCCTGCTCGTCGGGCTGCTCGGTGGCGTCCATGCTGCTCCTGTCGGTCGGTACGGGGCCCGCCCTCGGTCGAGGGCGGGCCGGGATGGTCAGAACGGGGGCTCGCCGTCGAGGGCGGTCACGGCGGCGGACGCGTCGAGGGCGGCGTCGAGGCGGGCGGTGATCGCCTCGGCGCGGCGGGCGAGGTCGCCGGGCGTGGGGCGCGGCCGAGGGCGGCAAGCGTCGTGCCACTCGGTACCGGTGGGGATCGGGTACCCGCATCCCTCGCAGCGTGCGGCGAGCTGGGCGTCGCGGTGGGAGTGCGGGCCGTGCTCGCACGGTACGACCTCAACGGCCTTACTGCCGGTGTAGCGCAGCACGTCGGCGCGGTCGTGAGCCTCGCGGCGGCCGAGGCCGCACATGATGAACCCTTGCCACTCGCCCCGGATCACTACGCGGTGCGTTACGGCCCACATCTGTACGGGCGGGAGCGCGAGGGGTTGCGGCTGCTCGGGGGCGAACAGGGCGGGGTACGTGCGGGCGAGGTAGGCGTCGACGGATGCGCGGGTGACCTCGGGCGAGCAGGTCGCGGCGGTGGGCACCATGGCCGGCGCGGTGCGGTCGAACAGGGCGCCCTGTTCCGTGGCGGGGGCGAGGTCGAACAGGCCGTCGGCCGGCCGCTCGCCGATCCATGCGCCCCGCCACGTCCCGTCGGTGGCCTCGGCCTCGGTGAGCAGCTGGGCGGCGTACAGGGCTTCGGCGTCCTCGACGGTGGCGACGCCGGCCTCGACCTGCTCGGCGTACTCGACGGCGTCGACGGCGCGCGCCGCGGTGGCGAACTGCTCGGCGACCTCGGCCTCGACGGCGTCGAGGCGCTGCTCGGCGGCGAGGGCGAACCCGTGCTCGCGGGCGATCTGCTCGGCGGCCTCGATGCTCGGGACGTACAGGCCGTCGTCGAGGGTGCGCGGGTCGCCGTCGATGCCGTGCAGTTCACCGCGGGCGACGGTGACGGCGGCCGGCCACGCGCTACGGAGGAACCCGACCACGCCCTCGCGCTCGATGATCAGTACGTCGCCGTCGCGGATGTCGTCGCCGCACTGGGTGCGGTTGTACGCGTCTTCGGTGCTGTCGTACTTGTGGACCATGAGGGCGGGCGAGTGGCCGGCGCGGGCGATCCACAGGCGGGCGGCGTCGCGCGTCGCGCGGGTGTAGGCGCGGGGGATGCTGAGGATGTGCTCGGCGTGCCGGCTGATGATGTGCAGCACGCGCGTGCTGGTCGGCTCGATGACCAGGGTTCGGCCCCGTCCGCGGCGGGCGGCGTCGAGGGCGGCGGCGGTCTCCTCGTCGCCGATGTACTGCGCGGCGAGGTGGTCGGCGAGGGCGCCGGGAATGGTGACTGTGCTCATTGGGGGTTGCTCCCTATGGCGATTCGGTGTGCCGGGTGGAGGCCGGCGCCGCCGGGTGGAGTCCGGCGGATTGCCAACGTAGCGCATGACGTACTGAGTACACAAGCGATCGTGTACCGAGTTCACTACTTGGGAATGGGTGAGGGGGTACCGGTCAACTCCGGTACCCCCTGGGCGAGTTGGGCGGGCCCCGGCTACGCCTCGGCGTCTCGCCGGCGGGCGTCGAGGGCGACCCACAGGCCGACCAGGTCGGCGCCCCGCCATGCGCGGCGGTGGCGCTCGTCGAGCAGGACGGGCGCGCCGCACGCCTCGCCCGTCGAGCAGGTGACGACCGGTTCGCCGCCGGGGCGGGTGTGGCCGGCGAGCTGCCCGCCACAGAAGGGGCACGGCTCGTCGAGGGCGGTCGTGCGGCCGTCGCGGCCGAGGGCCCGCTCGACGGTGCGGCGCGCGGTGCGGGCGGTCGCGGCGAGGTGGTCCAGCACGCGGGCGGGCATCGGCCCGAACAGGTCGCCGCTCATCTCGTCGAGGGCGCGCCCCTCAAGCCACACGGCGGCCCAGTGCAGACCGAACGCGCGCGAACCGGTCGAGGTCTGCGCCTGGTAGTGCCACCGTGCGGGGTCGGCGGCGTCGGCCTGGTCGACGATGAACCGGCCTCGGCTGTCGCGGGCGGGCCGTATGGGGCGCTGCACGTACTCGGCGACCTGGTCGGCGAGGTCGAATAGGTCCCGCTCGACCGCGAGGGCGGCGTCGAGGGCGTCGAGGTTGAGCGGTGCGGGGTGCTCGCGGATGGTGAGCGGGAGACGACCGACAACGGCCTCGACGGGCTGCTCGTCGTCCTCGCCGCGGTCGTCGGCGGCGAGCTGGTCGAGAAACCCTGTGCACTCGCGGGGCGGCCACGTCGCGGCCGGCCGGCGACCGATAGCGGCGAGCAGGTCGCCCCACTGCTCGCGCACGGCGGCGAGGTCGACGGCGGCGCGGTGAGCGATCGGCGGAACGGTGGGGGCGAGGGCGGTCGTCATGTGCGCTGCTCCTGGGCTATCTGCGGTGTACGGGGCGGGCGGGGCCGTGCGGTGACTGCCACGCGGGGCGGTCGCGCGGTCGGCGGCGCGGCGGGGCGAGGGCGTAGTCGTCCGGGTTCGCGGCGCGGGCGGCCTCGACGGCTTGCGCGAGGGCCTGGGCGGCGGCGCGCACTGCTGGGGTGATCGCCTCGACCCACGCCCGCAGTGCTGCGCCCAGCTGCTCGACGGCCTCGCGCACCTGCTCGGGGTCGACGGCCGGCGGCGTGGCCGGCTGCTCCTCGGTCATGACCGGCTGGCCTGGTCGAGGGCGTACCGGACGCGCTCGGCTACGTCGTGCCGGCCGTTGGCGTACGCGAGGTCGTTCGGTAGGCCGAGGCGCGGCCGTGGCTCGTCGGGCAGTGCGGCCCGGACGGCGGCGACCTGCTGCTCGGCGACCTTGGCGCGCTGGTACTCGGCGCGGGCGTCGGCCCCGTTGTCGCGCGCGTCCTTCTCCAGCTTCCCGGCGCGGTGCTCGGCGGCGGCGAGCTGGTGGCGCAGCTTCTCGCAGTGCAGCCGGTAGCGGTCGGCGCGTTCCTCGGCGTCGAGGCGCGCCCGGTGGTCGTACCGGTCGACGGCCTCGACCTGCTCGGCGGTGCTCGCCGCGGCGCGTACCTCCGCGAGGGCGCCCTCGGCACGGCTGGCGCGGGCGAGGGCGTACATGTGCGCGTCGAGGGCGTCGGGCCCGTATATGGCGCGGTACGCCCTGAGCTGTTCCTCGGCGTCCGCGGCGCGCTGCTCGGCCTCGCGTATCGCGTCCTCGGCGGCCTCGATGCGCCGGCCCTCGCGCTGAATGGCGGTCTGCTGGCCGGCCACGGTGGCGCGCAGTGCGTTGGACTCCTCGACCTCGACCTCGACGTGTGCGCGCAGTAGGGCGGCCTCGGCCGGGGTGAGGGTGACGCCGCGCAGCGTGCGGGAGATCAGGACGAACAGGGACTCGCGTCGGGTGGCGCGGTCGGCGGCGCGGCGCTTGCGTTCGGCCATGGTGCGGCGGGTCATCGGGCGGCCTGCTCGGCCTCGGCGCGGGCGCGGCGTCGGCATACGGGGCCGAGGCCGTCGGCGGCCGGGTACTTGAGCGGCCGGCCGCAGTTCGAGCAGCTGCTCGCGGTGTCGTCGTCGTGGTCGTTCATCGGTCGTTCTCCTGAGTCCGTTCGGTGAGCACTCGGCACGTGGTGCAGCTGCGGGGGCATCGGCCTTCACCCTTGGCGAGGCGCAACAGGGCGCGGTCGGCGTCGCGGGCGCGGTTGCGGGCGAGGGGGCCGGGGTCGCGCCGGCATGCCCACAGGCCGAGGGGCACGCCGGACGCGACGACCAGGGCGACGACGATCGCCCATGCGAGGCCGCTCACTGGGTGGCCTGGGCGTCGAGGCCGATCGCGTGGCGGTCGAGCAGCTTCCGCGTGTGGGCCATGCCGGTGATCAGGCCGCGCGTGCCGCGGTTCACGCCGTGTTCGTCGCGGTACTCGTCGGCGTCCCGCTGGGCGAGGGCGGACAGTTCGCGGGTGTGGGCGGCGAGGATGACCAGGGCGGCGGCGAGGGCCTGCTCGGGCGTGCGCGGGGCGTCGTCGAGCAGTACGTCGCGCAGCGTGATCACGGCCGGGTGTTGCTCGCCCTCGTTGAACGCGAGGGCGCCCCGTACGTCGTCGACCCAATTCGTCGGGGCCTGCTGCTCCTCGTCGGGCAGCTGGTCGGCGACCGCGGCGAGCAGGGCGTCGAGGCCGGCCGGGCGCGGCACGGGCGCGTCATGGATGGGGCACGGCGCGGCGGTCGCGAGGGCGGTGTCGCAGTGTCCCGCGGGGCCCTCGATGCTCGCGGCGAGCTGCCGAAGGATGTTCGCGGCCACGGGGCGCGGGAGGTTGCACGCCACGTCGGCCGGTCCCTCGTTCGGCACGGCGACGATCAGACGGTGAGTGTCGAGCGAGGCGACGGCGACGGCGTCGGGAATGCGGGTCATGGGGTGGCGCTCCTGTCTCGGGTTCGAGGGGTCGAGGTGGTGCTCACGCGCGCGGGAGGGCCCGCGACCGGACGCGCGCCGGTCGCGGGGGCCGATCAGAACGGGGGCTCGTTGCCGTTTCCGTGGGTGGCCCACGGGTCGCCGGCGGGCTGCTGGCCGTATCCCTGGGACTGCTGTCCGTACGACTGCTGGGCGGGCTGCTGGGCGCCCTGGGCGTTGCCGTTGGCCTTGGTCACGACCGCGGTCGCGCGGAGCAGGCTCGGGGCGACCTCGTCGGCCTGAATCTCGTAACTGCTGCGCTTGCTTCCGTCGTTGGCCTCGTACTGGCGCTGGGTGAGGCGCCCGACGATGATCACGCGCATGCCGCGCTGTACGGACTCGGCGACGTGCTCGGCCTGCTGGCGCCATACGGCCACGCCGAGGAACAGGGGCTCGCCGTCCTCGAATTCGTTCGTCTGTCGGTTGAACTTCCGCGGGGTCGAGGCCACTCGGAAGTTGCAGACGGCGGCGCCGGACGGGGTGAACCTGAGTTCGGGGTCGGCAACGACGTTGCCGGTCATGGTGATGGGGGTGTCGCCACTCATGGGTTACGCGGCCCTTTCGAGGTGGGGTGTGCGGGGTCGGATGTGCTCGACGGGGGCGAGGCGGTCCTCGCGGGCGCGGGCGCGTGAGGCGCGGGCCTGGGCGTTCTTGCACGCGCGGCACTTGCGCGTTCCGTTGCGGGCCCGGATGGTGTTCGCCTGGTCGTAGGCGTGGCCGGCCGGGCAGTGCGTGACGGCGGCGCGGGCGGCGACGTGGTTCGTCGAGCGGAGGATGTTCACGCGGTGCGTGACGGCCTCAAGGTGGGCGGGTGCGACGCACGCGCGGCGGCGGCATCGGTGGTCGACCTCAAGGCCGGCCGGTATCGGGCCGTTGGCCTGTTCGTACGCGTAGCGGTGGGCCTTGACGGTGCGGCCGGCGACGTAGAACGTCCCGTAACCCTTCTCGTTCTCGGCGCCTTCCCACATCTGGCAGGGGCCGGGGCAGTCTCGGCGGAGTGACCAGGGGCCCGCGGTGTTCACCTTGGCGGCGAACCGTGCGGCCGGGGTGGGCCGGTCCATGGATGTACCTCCGTCGGGATGTAGTGGCCTTGCCAGACAGACAGGCTATCTGTCTGGGCAGAAAGTTAGCAGACAGGGGGGCGCCTCGGTCTACGGGGAAACGCCCCCCGGTCGAGCGGCTACGCGGCCACTGGGGCGCCGCTCTCGGGCTCGTCGAGGATGAGCGTCCACCCCACGGCCGTGAGTTCGTCCGCGACGAACTCGGCCACGTCCTCGGCACTGTCGAGGCCGTTCCCGCGCGCGACCTCGACCGCGGCCCGGATGGCGGCGAGGGCGGCGTCGGGCATCATCGCTGCGCCCCGGTGACGTGTCGGGCCTCGCGGCGTCCGCACTGCTCGCGGGCGACCGGCGGGCGAACCATCATGCGGGCGAGGGCGTCGAGGTCCCGCTCGGATCGCTCGGCGGCGGCCCGGCGGGCGACCTCGGCCTCGACGGTGGCGCGGTGCTGCTGCTCGCGGCGGCGGCGCTCCTCGGCGGCGGCCCGGTGGCGCTCGGCGACCAGGGCGGGCCCGTCGACCTCGAACCACGTCGACCACTGGCCGTACCCCTGGTGTTCCTCGACGATCACGTACGCGCCCTGGTCGGCCATCTCGCGCGCGATGCGGCGGGCGGCCTTGCGGTCGCTGGTCGGCTTCACCGCGGGGCGGTTCGGGCGGGCGTTCCAACTGCCCGTGATCCGGTACCCGCTGGTGTTCTTCGTGCGGTCGGTGGCCGTGGCGCGGCGGCGGTGCGGGCCGCGGTCGGGGTGCTTGCTGTTGCGGTTCATGCGGCCGGCTCCCTGGGGGCGTAGTGCTGCGCGGTGGCGAGGTCGAGGCGGGACGGGTGCGGCGTGGTGCGGTCCGTGCGACGCTTCCCGCCCGACTGGCACGGCTGGCCGGCGGTGGCGCGGCACGGCGGGTGTGGGCACGTCACGTCGAGCGGGTCGGGGAGGTTCGCGGCGGCGCGGCGCTCGCGTTCGGCTCGCGTCTTGCGGAACTCGGCGAGGGCGTCGGCGACGGTGCGCGGCATGTAGTCGCCGAGGGCGGCGAGGCGGGCGGCGGCGAACTCGTTCCGCTCGTCGCGGGTGCTGCCTCCGGTCAACTCGCGGTATACGGCCGGCGCGGCCTGCCCGGTGGCTATGGCCTGCCTGGTGTTGGCGAGGGCGGCGCGGTACGCGGTCTGGTCGTCCGGGTCGACGGGCGGCACGGGGTCGGTGTGGCGGCCGAGTACGTCGGCCTTGAAGGTGTGCCACGGGCGCGACACGTCGCTCGGCTGGATGCGGTACGGGCTGCTCGCGATGTGGTGGCGGACGACGTGGCCGGCGTGCCAGTCGCGGCCGTCGGGGTGCGGGGCGGTCGGGGGCACGTCGGCGAGCAGGTCGAACCACTGGTCGAGGCGTTCGTCGGCCTCGGCCTGGTCGGCCGGGGCGAGGCGGGGGTCGAGGCGCACGGCGTAGGCGAGCAGGGCGGCCACTTCTTCGCGCTTCACTGGGCGTTCTCCTGGGGGTTGAGGGCGGCGGCGAACATGTCGGCGGCGCGGGCTACGCGGCCGGGACGGGCGGCGTCGAGGGGGATCACGTCGGCTCCGGGCGCGGTCGGGGCGCCGGCGGGGACGGGCGGGAGCGCGGTCCATCCGGGCAGGAAGTACCGGACCGACCGCGGGCGGGAACGGGCGCGGCGCCACTGCTCGCGGGCGTGGTCGACCAGGGCCGGGACGGCGGTCCGGGCGACGATCGCCTCAAGGCGGAACCACTCGGCCGTTTCGAGCGACCACTCGACGACGATCCCGGCGGCGGTGAGTTCGTCGCGGAGCGGGACAACGTTCGGCGGCACGGCGGGGGTCGAGCCGTAGCTAGCTAGCTGTACCTCCGTAGGAGGTACAGCGGGTCGGGTCGGGTCGGGTCGGGGGGACCGTGACGGGTCCATACCGTCACGCTGTGACGATGCGCCCTGACCTGGGATTTCATCCGGAAACTCGATCTGATTCGCGAACGATTCGCGATTTTCCGGCGTCGGATCGTCGTCGATTCGCGGACGATTCGCCGACGAATCGAGCGGATTACGCTCCTGGTTCCGCTGTTCGGCGGCCTTCTCGCGGGCCCGCTGCTGGCGCTCGGCGGAGCGTGCGCGTTCGTCCTCGACCTTGGCGCGGGTCGGGTTGTAGATCAGGAAGTCGTGCATGTAGTAGTCGCCGGGGGCCGGCTGCTTGCACTTCGGGGCCGGGCACGCGTGGCCGTGGGCGTGCCACAGGCCGGCGCTGACCAGCTTCCGGGCCTGGGGCGCGGTGCCGTACAGCTGGGCGACGACGCCCGGTATAACGCCCTCGGTGAGGTGCTGCGCGGCGTAGGCGCCCGCGCGCACCCACAGGCCGACCGCGGCGTTACCGGCCTTGAGGGCCTTGGGGTGGCCATAGAACGTGTCGTCGACTTTGAACCAGGTCACGGGGGTTGTGCTCCTGTCGAGGGGTGGGCGCCGGCGGCGAGGGGCGTCGATGGCTCGTCCTCGCCGCCGGGCCGGTCATGGGGTGGGGCGGAAGAACGGGCGGGTGCGGGCCGGCTGGTGCTCCTCGCATCTCCAGCCGCACGGGTACGGGCGCACGGGGACGGCTCCGCATCGGGGGTTGCCGTGCCCGCAGTCCTTCGCCGGCTTGTCCTCGGCGGCCGGGGCCTCGACCTCGACGGCGAGCTGTCCGGGCACGTTCTCGGGTGGCGGCTCGTCGAGGCGGCGGCGCATGGCGGCGAGGGTTGCGGCGGTCGCGCGGGTCACTCGTCACCCCCCGCGGTGATGGCGGCGAGCTGCTGCGCGAGGGCGCCGGTGCGCCACGCCTCGGCCGTCGTGTCCTTCCCGCCCTTGCGCCACGTGATCGCGTAGGTGCGGGCCCGCGTCGGCTTGATGACGACGCCCGGTACGTCGAGGACTTCGCCCGTCACCTTGTCGACCAGCTTCGCGGCGCCGGCCGCGTCCATCTCGGCGAGCAGTTCGGCGAGTTTCCACGGCTTGACCTCGCGCACGATGCGGGTCGTCGTCCACTCCTCGTCGGGCCACGTCCGCCGGACGAACCGGGCGAGGGCTTCCTCGTCGGTTACGACCGGCCCTGTCTCGCCCTTGCGGAGTGAGATCGTCGCGACCTGCTCGCCGGTGGGAAGCGAGGCGACGACGCGCTCGGTCCCGTCGCGCTTCTCGGCGGCGTCAAGGGCCCGTTGCGTGCGCGTCTTCACGTCCTTCTGCGCGGCGGCCACGCGCTCGGCGAGCAGCTTCAACACGGCGGCCTCGGTGGCGAGGTCGCGCAACGACTCGGCCGGCTGGGCGACGGCCGGCTCGGCGTCGAGCGACGGCTCGTGTCCGGCGGCGGCCTCGGCCTCGGCCTTGAGGCGGTTCACGCCGAGGCGTTCCGTGATCGTGTCGTAGTGGTGCTGTTCGATCGGGTCGGCGAACGTCTGCGCGCTCATGCGGTCGCCCCCTTCGCGGCGTCGAGCAGGTCGTCGCGCATGTCGCGCAGCTGGGCGACGGTCGCCGCGGCCGGGGCGCAACCGTGGCGCGAGCTGAACAGCTGCTCGGCCTCGGCCTGGTCGGTGACGCCCGCGGAACGGGCGGCGTCGTAGAACTCGCCGAGGGCGGCGGCCTGCTCCTGGTCGACCTGCTGTGCGGCGGCCGGCCGGGCGTTGCCGAGGGCGCCCTCGGCGGCGACCGCGTCCGATATCGAGTGCGGGGCCGGTCCGGCCGGGGCCTGCTGCTGCGGCTTCTGGGCGGCCTCGCGCTTCTTCGCGGCGACCTGGTCGAGGGTGGTGAGGAATTCCGCGGGGGCGCCGGCCTTGACGGCGGCGGCGCGCACCTTGGCGAACGCCTCGGGGTTCGGGGCGGCCTTGGCCTCGGCGAGGTAGTCGCGGCGCGGCGGCGCGGCCTGCTGGCCGTTCTGCCGGGCGGGCGCCTGCTGCTCCCACGGTCCGGCCTCGGCGCGGCTGCTGCGGCGCGGCTGCTGGCGCTGCTGTCCCTGCCCGCGCTGCTGGCGTCCCTGCTGGCGCTGCTGCTGCTCGGCGCGGTGCTCGGGCGTCGGCTCCGGGTGGTGGCGGTCGCCGTCGTCGATGCTGCGACCGTCCACGGGCAGCATGAACAGCGTGAAAAGCAGGTACTTGAGGGCGGCCGACTGGGCCTTGTTGGTGCTCTTGTCGGCGAAGTCGAACGCCTCGCCCGGCACGTCGGCGACCAGGCAGTCACCCGCGGGCCCGTACACGCGGTACCGCATGGTGATGAGGGTTCGGGTCATCTTCCCGTCGCGCTCGTGCTTGTGCTCGGCGATCGTCGGCAGGATGAACACGCCGTGTGTGCGCATGGGGCCGGCCATCGCCGACATCACGTCGTCGATGCCGCGGAAGTTGTAGTTCTGCTGTTTGTTCTCCTGGGTCTTGCCGACGGGCATCGCGTCGCGCATCACGCCGTTGATGGCGGCGAACACGCGCGGGGCGTCGGCCGGGGCGCCGTCCGGGGCGGGCACGTAGACCACTTCCGGCGCGGGCGTCGGGGCCGGCATGGGGTGCATCGTCTCGACCAGGCGCGCGAACAGTTCCGGGCTGACGCGCGGGTCGGTAAGGGCGGTGGGCAGGGTGGTGACAGTCACGGGCGCGTGCTCCGGTTCTTGCTGTGGCGGATGTGTCCGGCGAGGCGGGTGATGCGGCCGGCGAGGGTGATCGCCGAATCGGGGTCGAGCAGGTCGTCGAGGTCGGCGGCGATCGGTGCCTCGGCGGCCAGTGCCTCGCGGCTCCCGTCCGCGGCGGCGGCGCGCATCGCCCGTTCGTACTCGGGCACGTCGTGCCCGTAGATCGCTCGGTCGAGGGCGGCGACGTTGTCGCCGTGGTGGGCGAGCAGGGCGCCGAGGGCGGCGGGGTCCTCGACGTACGCGAGGGCGAGGTCGTCGAGCAACTGCTCGGCGCGGGCGGCGATCGGTAGACGGACGGCGAGGCCGTCGGCGGACAGCTGGGGGCGGATCATCGGTGCAGCTCCTCGGGCATGGCCGGCTCGTCGAGGGCGAGGTCGCCCGTCGCGGCGTCGTAGGCGTGCGGGCGGGTCCAGTCGGCGGCGGGGAACGCCCGGCGGAGCAGGCCGAGGGCGGCGCGGTGCGCGGCGCGGTCCGCGGTGAGTGGCAGACCGAGGGCGTCGTCGAGGGCGACCCACATCGCGACGCGCTGCTCGCCGTCGCGGTCGGTCGTCACAGGGACGGTCCGCACGCGGGCGGTACCGGGTGCGATCTGGTCGAGCTGCCGGGCGATCACGCCCGTGCGGGCGAGACGCTTCCGGGCGGCGAGGGCACCCTCGACGGCCTCGGCGGCGCGAGGGCGGGCGGTACGCTGGGCGTTGTTCACGATCGGTACCTCTCGGGGTTCGGTCGGGGAGGGCCGTCCGGGTGCATCCGGGCGGCCCTTCGTCGTGTCAGGCGGCGGCGCGGTCGGGGGCGGCCTGCTCGGCCTGCTCGGCGCGGTGCGCGCGCTCGATGCGCCGGATGATGAGTTCGGCCTCGGGGTCGAGGCGGCCGGCGGCGCGGTCGCGGGCGATCCGGTCGAGGGCACGGTCGAGAACACGCCGCGCGTTGGCGAACGCGACCTCGCGCGGGATGACGGGCGCGGGGGCGCTCATGCGGCGGCCTGATCAGTCGAGGGGCCGCGGAGTTTCAGCAGGCGAGAGGCGGGGATGCCGTATTCGTCCTGAACGGCGGCGGCCACACGGGCACTTGGGGCGGTCTTGCCCGTCCACAAACGCCATGCGGTCGCGGGGGCAACTTTCAGCCGTGCTGCGAGGTCTGTGTAATGCCGGTCGCCTTTGTCGGTGGCAACTGCCTGCAAGTGGGCACGGTCGTACATGGCCGTTCCTTTCTGATCAGACAGAACGTCTGTCAGGACAGAAAGTAACACCTATCTTTCAGGAGTGAAAGTTAGGGGACAGCGTTACGGCCTGTGACGGTGGGTGTTACGCCGTTGACAGGGGGGTACGTGCGGTACAGAATCGGACGTACGTTCGACGCATTAACGCAGGTCACGGCCTACGTGCATGCGGTAAGGGGGTGAACAGGTGCAACGACGCGCCATGTCTGGAACGCCATGTATCGCGCGAGACAGCTACGCGCTACATTTCACCCATGAAAAACAGCAAGCACGGCGCGGCCGACCGTGCCGCGCAGTTCGCCGACTGGCTGACTCAGCAGATCAGCGCCCAGGGATACGACCTCTCGGGCCCGCGCAGCGGCGGCAAAAGCCGCTTCGCCGAAGATTCGGGCATTAGCCCGTCAACCGTCGGCCGACTCCTCGACGGCAAGCGCGTAACCGACATGGACGTACTCGCGAGGCTCGCCGAAAAGCTGGGCGTGACCCTCGGAACGGTCCTCTTGCGCGCCGGCATCGTGAGCGAGGGCGACCTCGTCGCCATACAGGAGCCGGAAACGGGACCGCGCCGCATGACGCCGGCGCGAGCAGCCGAAGAACTCGGCATCACAGACCCCCACAAGCGGGCCGTCTTTGTCTCCATGACAGAGACCCTGCAACAGCCACCCCCCGACACAGGCGAGGCGAGACTCGCAGAGAACTAAAACGCACGGAGGCACCGTTGAACGGCCGCAAGATGTACGCCCCCACCGTGACGATCTTCGCAACAGGCATCACGTTGAGCCTGGTCGGGATCTTCCAGGATGACGGGGGCGATCTGTCGCGCGCCGGAATCTTGATCGCGTTCGCCAGCCTCCCCCCACTCTGCTACTGGCAGACGCAGCGCGCCCACGACGACGTAGAGAACCAGGTTGCCGACGCTCACGCCGCCGGCTACCGCCTCGGCCTCGAACACGTCGCTAAGGGCCTGCTCAAGAGGAACGCAGCACCGCCCGACGGCGGCGAGCACGTCGACCAGGTCGAGCAGTGCGCCGACCAGGCGACGCACCGCGCCGCCAACGGAGCGGCGGGCCCCGTTGTCCCTGACAACGTGCGCCCGCTGCGACTCGTACAGCCGGATCACGACGAACGGAAGATCGTATGACCCTTCCCGACATCCCATCCACGTTCCACGGCTCGCCGCACGCCGGCGAGCCGTGGATCGGCTATATCCGCGTGTCCACGTGGAAAGAGGAGAAGATCAGCCCCGAACTACAGCGGACCGCTATCGAGCAGTGGGCCGCGCGCACCGGGCGGCGCATCGTCGATTGGATCATCGACCTTGACGAATCCGGGCGCCACTTCAAACGAAAGATCATGGGCGGCATCGAGCGCATTGAGCGTCGCGAGGTCCGAGGGATCGCCGTATGGAGGTACAGCAGGTTCGGGCGCAACCGGACCGGCAACGCGGCCAACCTCGCCCGCGTGGAGGCCGCCGGCGGCCTACTGGAGTCGGCGACGGAACCCGTCGATGCCTCGACCGCCATCGGTCGGTTCGCCCGCGGTATGTACATGGAGTTCGCCGCATTCGAGAGCGACCGCGCCGGCGAGCAGTGGAAAGAGACACACGAGCACCGCCTCGCCGCCCAGCTGCCCGCCACCGGCCGCGGACGGTTCGGGTACATCTGGCACAGGCGAGCCGTCCCCGATCCCACCGCGCCGAACGGAATCCGGCTGCAACAGGAGCGGTACACGCTGCACCCCGACTACGCGAGCGTGGTCGAAGAACTCTACGAGCGGAAGATCGAGGAGTACGAAGGGTTCAACGCCCTTGTGCACTGGCTCAACGAAGAGTTGGTCATCCCCACCACGCGCGGCAAGGCGTGGGGCGTGAGCACCGTCTCGCGGTACCTCGACTCAGGGTTCGCCGCCGGCCTGCTCCGCACACACGACAAGACGTGCCCATGCGGGTACAGCAGCGGCAAGCGAAGCGGATGCCCCGACAACCGGTTCATCTATCTGCCCGGCGCACAGCCGCGGATCATCACCCCCGACCAGTGGGAGGCGTACAAGGAACACCGGAAGATCACCAAGGCGACGCCGCCGCGGGCCCGGAAAGCGACCTACCCCCTTACCGGCCTGCTCCGGCATGGCTACTGCCGGCACCACATGAGCGCAGCGTCGTACACCTACAAGGGCGAGCAGATGCGCGGGCGAAACCTGGTGTGCAGCCGGAACAAGCACACGAGCAAGGTCGAGTGTCCGAAGGGGATCAACGTCCGGCGCGACTACGTCGAGAAGGAGGTCAAGAAGTGGCTTGAGCGCGAGGCCGCCCCCGGCATCGACGCCGCGCCGTCCGTGCCCGTGCAGCGCGCCGAGCCGACCGAGGACCCGCGCGCCCGCGCGCAGCGCGAGCGGGCCCGACTGCAAGTCGAGTTGAGCAAGGTCGAGGCCGCCCTCGACCGGTTGGTCATGGACAACGCCATGAACCCGCAGAAGTACCCGGCGGACAGCTTCGCGCGCGTGCGCGACCAGTTCGCCCACCAAAAGGGTTCGATCATGAAGGCCATGAACGAACTGGGCGAGGTCGAGGCGATGCCGACGCGCGAGGAGTACGCGCCCCTGATCGCGAACCTGATCGAGGCGTGGGACCTCTTGCAGCCGATCGAGAAGAACGCACTTCTTCGGCAGATCGTACGGCGCGTCGTGTGCCACGACATCCGTACGGAAGGGTCGCGCTGGATCGAGGTACGCGTCGAGGTTCACCCGGTGTACGAGCCGGACCCGTGGGCCCCGATCGTGGGCGAGGTCGTCGCCCGTAAGGACGGGCCGGCCGAACTGACCGGCTGACCAGGCGTTTTTTATTTGCCCCTTTAGGCGCACAGTTCCACAACTGTGCGCCTAAAGGGGCATCCGGGCGGCGAGGCCGCTTGACCTGCTCACCGCACAGGCAACGGGGGAAAACCACGCACCGCGCCGCGTGCGGTGCCGCTCACGTCCTCGCGGGAGGCCGCCATGTTTAGCACCATGCAGGACGCCCCCCTGACTGTAAGCCGCATCCTGCGGCACGGCGTACGGGTCCACGGATCGTCGTTGGTCATCACCTGGACAGGGGGCGAAGCGCAACGGCGCACCTTCGCCGAGGTGGGCGCCCGCGCCGCGCAGCTTGCCCACGCGCTCAGCGAGTTGGGCGTCGGCGAGGGCGACGTCACGGGAACCCTGATGTGGAACAACTCTGAGCACGTGGAGGCGTACTTTGCCGTGCCGTCCATGGGCGCAGTTCTCCACACCCTGAATCTGCGGCTTCCGGCCGAACAACTGGGCTACATCGCGCGCCACGCCGGCGACAAAGTGATCTTGGTCAACGGCTCGTTGGTCGGGCTGCTACTCCCCCTTCTTCCGAACCTGCCACGGCTTGAGCACGTAGTCGTGTCCGGCGCGATGGCGGACGACGCCCGCGCGGCACTGTCCGCGGCTTCCGGCGTGCAAGTGCACGAGTACGAGGAACTGATCGCCGGCCGTCCCACGGCCTACGACTGGCCGGAGCTGGACGAGCGACGGGCGGCCTCGCTCTGCTACACGTCCGGGACCACCGGCGACCCGAAGGGGGTCGCGTACTCGCATCGGTCCATCTATCTGCACTCCATGCAAGTCAACATGGCCGAGTCCATGGGGCTGACGGACGCGGACCTTTCCCTTGTGATCGTCCCGCAGTTTCATTGCAACTCTTGGGGCCTGCCTCACGCAGCGTTCATGACCGGCGTGAACATGCTGATGCCGGATCGGTTCTTGCAGCCTGGCCCGATCGCCGAAATGATCGAGCGCGAGCGACCGACGCACGCCGCGGCCGTGCCCACCATTTGGCAAGGCTTGCTTGCCGAGCTGACCGCGAAACCGCGTGATGTCAGCACCCTGACTCAGGTGACGATCGGCGGCTCGGCCTGTCCCCCCGCCCTGATGAAGGCATTCGACGATCTCGGGATGCGGGTCTTTCATGCTTGGGGCATGACCGAAACGTCGCCCCTGGGCACGGTCGCGAGGCCGCCGGCCAAGGCGGTACCCGGCTCCGAGGAAGAGTTCGCCTACCGGCTCACTCAGGGCCGATTCCCGGCGGGCGTCGAGGGGCGCCTCATCGGTCCGGGCGGTGAAGAACTTCCGTGGGATGGTGAGTCAGCCGGCGAGTTGGAGGTGCGCGGGCCGTGGATCGCCGGCGCGTACTTCGGCGGGGTCGAGGGCGAGGCCACGCGTCCGGCCGACAAGTTCAGCGAGGACGGTTGGTTGAAGACTGGCGACGTAGGGACGATCAGCGCAGACGGATTCCTGACCCTCACGGACCGGGCAAAGGACGTGATCAAGTCGGGCGGCGAGTGGATTTCCTCGGTCGAGCTTGAAAACGCCCTCATGTCCCACCCGGACGTTGCCGAGGCCGCCGTCGTGGCCGTCCCGGATGAGAAGTGGGGAGAGCGGCCGTTGGCAACCGTGGTGCTCCGGGACGGCGCCGCGGCGGACTGGCCCGCCCTTCGTGAACACCTGGCCTCGAACGGCATCGCACGATGGCAGCTGCCGGAACGGTGGGCCCTGGTGGCTGAGGTACCGAAAACGAGCGTGGGGAAGTTCGACAAGAAGGTGTTGCGCGGACGCTACGCGGACGGCGCGTTGAAGGTCGAGCAGGTCTGACGTTCTACGGGGAAACGGCCCCGGTACCTCACCAGGTACCGGGGCCGTCCCATGCGGCCCGCCGGCCCTGCTCGGGGGGGACCGGGCGCGGCGGGCCCTTCCCGCTACCGGTGTCGCGGTAGCGGGGGGCGAGGACGTACGCGCCGGCGAGCGTACGTCACGGGCGGTCTACAGCAGCCGCGCGAGGCAATCCGGCATGAACAGGTCGCGCGCCCGATGCTGCGCCCACGCGACCGCGCAATCGTCGTCGCGTCGTCGCGCGTACTGGGGGCACAGCTCGCACCCGTCGAGGTGCTGGCCGGGCACGGCCTCGGGGTGCGCCTCGGCGATGTGCCGCGCCACCTGAAGTTGTTCCCAGAAACAGCCCTCGGGCTCGTCCCACGTCCGGGCGAGGCGCAGCAGCCATCGAACGCACTCCGGGCACGCCCACATGAAGGGCGGCGGTATGGGCCGGTCCGGGTGCGGTTCATCGCACATCACCGGTTCCGGATGGTCGTCGCGCCCATGTACGCGCGGCCGGTCGCGCAGATGCGCGCGAGGTAGTCCTCGACGGCGTCCGGGCCCGCGCCCGGCGGGATCGGGTCGAGGCCGATCGTCAGGCACACTTGCCCGCCGGCGTTCACGTGCGCGCGCCACTGCTCGCCGGGGGTCGGTAACCGCATGGTGTAGGCGGGGTGCCCGTAGTCGAGGGCGACGTACGGGCCGCGGAGTATCAGGCGGGCGCCGACGATCGGCACGCGCTCGGCGGCCGGCTGCAAGCGCATCGCGTCGACCATGCCCATGAGGCCGACCTCGACCGACTCGGCCGTCTCGTTCGCGCGCCGCGGGGGCGCGTGGCCGATCAGTACGTACGCGACGGGGACGGCGAGGGGGCCGGCCGCGTGCACCCACGTTGACACCGTGCAGCCCACGACGAAACCGGGGCCGGGCACGGCCCGGATGACGAGTTGGTTATCGGTCACCTTGCTACCTCCGCCCACACCTTTTTGCCGAACGGCCGGTCGTCCACGTCCCACCGCGCCGCGAGGGCGTCAACGATGTGCAGGCCGCGCCCGCGGGCCCGCTCTCCCGACTCGTTGCGGATGTACGGCCGGCGGCGCCGCGGGTCGTCGACCTCGACGCGCACGCGTTCGTCTGTGGTCAACACCGTGACGAGTACGGAGTCGCCCGGTTCGGTGCCGTACCGGTAGGCGTTCGTCACCAGTTCGGAGACGACGAGTAACACGTCGTCGAGGACGCCCTCGGGGAGGTCTGGCACGTCGTCGGTCAACAGGCCGCGCACGTACGCGCGGGCGGCGTGCGCTGCCTCGGGGCCCGTGGGGAACATCGCCTGTGCAGGCGTCCCGCTGGGCGGGTCGCAACACGGAGTGGTATCCCGCCGTCGTTCGGTCATGCTTAACCCCTTCGGGCAGTCACGACATGCTGCCGCGGCTGCTTCACGAGCGAATGAGTTTGCCTGACTAGGCAACACGCGTAACGAAACCGGGGGTACCGTCGAGGGGGGTGTCGAAGGGTGTCGCTTTCGTCGCCCACGGTCGCGGAGGTGCGGGGATGAATTCGCCAAACGATCAGCTTGCGTACTGGCTTGGGCGCTCAGCCATCAGCCGTAAGGATTTGGCGCGGCGCGTGCAATCAAAGGCGCGGGAGTGGGGGCAACCCAACGTTGCGCCCAACGCGACCCGTGTCCGGTGCTGGTTGGAAGGTGAGACGCCGCGGGCGCCGATCCCTGACATTCTCGCGGGGGTGTTCTCGGATCACTTCGGGTTCCGGGTCACGACGTACGACCTCGGCCTCGGCGACGGAAGTTCGGCCGACGCTGCCCTCGCCTATGACCCGTCGTTCGCCGTTACGGTGGAAGTCGTGGCCGACTTGGGGAGACAAGACGTGGACCGACGTAAGTTCCTTGCAGCCGCGCCGTTCGCGGCCGTGGCCGGTGTCGGTCCCTCGCGGGACTGGCTGTTGAACACGCTTGACCAGGAACCGGAACCGGGCCCGCGCGTACGTCTGGAAGACGTGCTAGCGGTGAAGAACATGTTCACCACCTTTCAGCGCATGGACATTTTCCAGGGCGGGGGGTCCGGGCGCCTGGTGCTCGCCGAGTACATGAACCAGCACGTCTATCCGCTGCTCCGTCGGTCGCATGACGACGACGTGCGGCGCGCGCTGTGCGAGGCGGCGGCGGAACAGACCTACCTACTCGGCTGGATGGCGTACGACAACGGCGAGGACGGGGTCGCGCAGCGCTACTTGATCCAGTCGCTACGCCTCGCGGAGGAGTCGCGTAACGCACCCCTCGGTGCCCACGTCCTCGCCGGCATGGCTGATCAAGCGACGCTGCTCGGCGATCCGGTCGAGGGCCGGCGCCTCGCGCAAGCGGGGCGACAGGGGTTGTCGAGGGTGGGGTCGGCGGCCTGCCTCGCCGACCTGTGGTGTCTGGAGGCGCGGGCGTTGGCTCTGCTCGGCGACAAGAAAGCGGCGGCGCGCGCGGTCGTGCAGTCGGAACGGGCGTACGAGCGGGTCGACCTCGACGCCGAACCGGACTGGGCAGAGTTCATCGATCCGGCCTACCTGCACGGGGAGCACGCGAACACGTTCCGCGACATGGGCGACGCGAAGTCGGCCGAGGAACACGCGCGCCGCTCGATCGATCACGCGCAGATGCAGCAACGGGCGCGGCGCGGTGCGATGTCGCATGCTGCGCTTGCTGTTTCTCACCTGCAACGGGATGACCTTGAGGCCGCGTACTCGGCTGGTCTGCGGACGCTGAAACTATCCGGACAGGTGAAGTCGTCGCGGGCGGTCGAGGCCGTGCAGGATCTACAGCGGCGTATGGAGCCGTTCGGCGGGCATCGACTCGTCGCCGATTTCAACGAGCGGGCCCGCGAGCTGGTCGCCGCGGCGTAGGCGCCGGAACGCACAGAACGCCCCCCACGCGGCCACGAACGGCCGTGTGGGGGGCGTTGCTCATGCTCGGGTGGCGAAGGTCCAGAGGGACAGGGCGAGGCCGGCGAGGGCGACCAGGGCGGCCACGGACGGAAGGGGCCACCGGCCACGTTCGAGGGCGTCGGTGCGTGAGTCGTTGCGCTTCTGCCGTTCTGTCTCGCCCCGTTCGAGGGTGTCGAGGCGGGCGTCGTGGTTGTCGATGCGGCGGGCGTGTTCCTTGAGCGCTTCGTCTGTCTGGTCGTGGCGCTGAACGAGTAGCGCGAGGGCGCCGTCGGTGCGGGTGAACCCGACCTCGATCGTCCTCCGGATGCGTTCGAGTTCCAGCGCGACCGCGGCCGGATCGGACGGCGAGGGATGGGTCGTCACGGCGCGGTGGGCTCCTTGTCGTCAACCAGGCCGAGGCCGAACCGGTCGAGGATGGCCTCGACGCTCGGGAGTGCCATCACGCGGGCGAGGCCGCCGGCGACGGCGAGGCCGCCGGCGACCCACGGCAGGGAGTCGGGCACGCCGGATGCGGCGACGATGCCGGGGAGCGCGACGGCGAACGCCACGGTGCCTTGCAGGACGGTGCGGATGCTGCGCTTGTTCTCGGGGGTCATGGGTGCTGCTCCTGTTCGGGACGGGGCGCCCGAAAGACTCGAGTATTGTCGTCAAACTGACGCGAATCCTCGAGCTTTTCGGGCGCGTGGGTGGGGGTGATCAGGCGGTGACGGTGAAGCCGTGCCGCTTGGCGAGGGCGTCGAGGGACGCGCGGCCGGGGATACCGTCCGCGGCGGCGCCGCTGTACCCGCATCGCTGCTGCCACTTGCGGTACGCGGCGACGGTTGTCGAGCCGAAATGCCCGTCGACGTACTTCCGGGCGAGCAGTCCCTCGGCGGCGAGGGCGTCCTCGACGATCCGGGCGCCGGCGTAGGACACAGGCGTACCGGACTTGGCGGGGTCGCGTCGTGCGGCGGCGACCAGCTGCGAGAGGTCGACGACCTTCGCGGCCGGCTTGCTCGGCTTTGCGGGGGTGCTCGGCTTGGACGGGGCCGGCGCGGTGTCGTCGTCGAGCAGCTGCTCGACGCGCGCCCGGATCTTGTCCATGGTGAGGGCGGGCCCGCCCTTCTTGCCGATCGGGCCGCGGGGGTCGATCTTGCCCGGCTGCCACTCCGCGTGTCCGATCACGGACTCGGCGCCCCACCCGTGCGCGCGGCAGATGCCGGCGGCGGCGCGGGCGATGGCCTCGACCTGAGCCTCGGGCCACGGGTCGACGTTGTCGCCGAGGTTGATCGCCTCGAACCCGTAGAACGCGCTGTTCCCGTCGGTGTTCGCCTCGTTGTCCGTGGGGAGCGGGGACCGCTCGGCGATCACGGCGTCGAGTACGTCGTCGTCGCCGCTGCCCGCGTGGTTGGCGCGGCCGTAACCGACCAGGTGCACAGTGCCGGTCTTGTCGATGACGCCATGGCACAGGGGGCCGGGGAGGGTGCTGTGTCCGTCGCGGCACAGGGCGACGCTGTGCGCGGTGCCCGTGGTCACGGTGTGGTGGATCATCACGCCGCGCAGCGGGCCCCATGCGCCCTTGTGGTTGCGGTTGTGGGTGCGCCACGAACCGACCTCGACGACGTTCACGCCCTCGCGCTTGAGGGCGTCGCGGAACGCGGTCGCGGACAGGGGGGATGACATAGGGGTGTCTCCAGACATGAAAAAACGCCCGCGGCGCGGTGCCGGGGCGTACGGGTGGGGCGCGTGTGATCAGGCGGCGAGTGCCACGATCGGGATGTCGTGGTCGGCGAGCGCGGTCGCGGCCGTCGGGCTCACTGTGGTGGGGAGCGTGCTTTGTGCCGCGATGTACCAGGCGCGCGGGAACGGGGTCGTGGTCATGAAGAAGTTGGCGGCGGCGACCGGCGCCTCGTTCTGTACGTGGTAGAACGCGAAATCGGCTGTGCCGCCCACGGTCATGAGCCACGCGACCCAGTACCGGCCGGGCGCGAGCGTCGTCGAGGTGAACGACAGGGGCACGGCTCCGATGTGGTTCGCGTCCATGGCGGGAAGCGTTCCGGCTTCCTGGCCGGCCATGGTGAGGGCGACGGCGCTCGACGCGACGACGCGCGTCCCGTCCTCGCGATAGATGCCGGCCATGTAGCGGTTGGTCGTCACTCCGCCGTACCCGCGGGCGAACATCACGGCCTTGGTGACGGTGGTCGACTCCGTGATGTTCACGCCGGTCAGGTAGAGACGCTGCGGGGCGAGGTACTTCGCGGCGGGGTTGGCCACGCCGTACGGGTCGCACGCCCACGCCTGAAATCCGAGGGCCTGCGGGGTCCACGTGTTCTTGACGACCGCGGTCGGCATCTGCGCGATGGGGAGGCGGGTCGAGGCGTCGAGGCTGGCGACGCCGTTCGCCGCGGCGCGTGCGGTGGTGGCGAGGGCGCCCACGTCCGCGGCCGTGAGGACGACCGCGCCCGTCTTGGTGTTGACGGACGTAACCGGCGCGGCGGCGCCCCCGGTGCCGACCTGAAATACGGTGCCGTCGCCCTGCTTGATGTACGGCAATCCGGCCTTGGAATACAGCTGGATCGAACCGGCGGACGTGGCGGGGTCGGCGGCGATGTCCTTCGCGCCGATTGCTCCTGTGGCCGTGAGGACGGACTCGCCGGCGGTGGACGTGCCGTTGATGACTACCCGCCGGTTGTCGCGGCGGATGAACAGGGCGACGCCGTTATCGGTGCCGTCGTCGTGTCGCGGGGCAATGCGGAAGTTCGACCCGGTGTCGGTGCCGCCCTCGGCCGTGCCGTCGTTCTGGATCTGCCACCGGTCGACGCCGGCCGTCTGGAGCTTGATCGGCCGGTAGGTGCCGGTCGCTCCGTCGAGAGCGAACGTGCCGGATACCTTGCCGTTGTCGCTGGCGACGGCGCCCACGTCGGCGGGCGTGAGGACGACCGCGGCGGCGCTCTTGCCGTTGACGGACTGCACGACGCCAGGGGCGCCGGTCGGGCCCGCGGCTCCGGTGTCGCCCTTGTCGCCCTTCGGGCCGGCCGGGCCCGTCGCTCCGGTGTCGCCCTTGACGCCCTGGGGGCCGACCAGGGACGCGAGCCACTGGGCGACGGTGCCCACGAACCCGTTCTCGACGGCGACCTCGTATGCGCTGTCGCCGCGCACGGCGACGTAGGTCGGCGTCGTCGGGTCGGTCGGCGCGATGTCGGCGAGGTCGACCTCGGGCGCCTCGGCCGGCAAGAGGACCTGATAGACGCGGTTGACCGGCACGCCCGCGAGCTGTTCGGCGACCTGGTACGACCAGTCGTCGGGGTTCATGCCGGGGGCGTCGGTGGCCGGTAGGACGACCGCGAACGCGCCCGTGGAATCGAGCGGCGCGGTGACCGGTCCGCCGAGGATCACGTCGTACGCGCCGAACGTGACCAGGCTCGGCGCCCGGAACACGACCTGTCCCGTGAGGGGCTGTCCGTCAGGGGTGAGGAACCGACCCGTCACTCGGACTGTCGGTATCCCCTCGGGGAGCGGCATCGGTGGGTTCCTCCATCGGGGGCGGGGGCGGGATGCTGGGGTCGTTTCCGGGGGCGGGCATGTACCCGCCGCTGTCCGGGTCGGGGGCGGGCGAGGGCGTGGTCACTGGGGGGCCTCCGAGGCGTTGAAGCTGTTCCGCGTGTAGACGCCGAGGCAGTTCGTACGGATCGAGCCGGTGCCGCTGCGTACGGAGTGCTTCAACCGGTAGTTGCAGTGGTCCATGAATCCCTGTCGCACGGGCTTGGTGATCTCGTGGAGGGTCCAGCCGTTCGAGGTGTTGGCGACCCATGAATCGATCTCGCCGAGGCCGTCGTCGAACGACACGTCGGCCGTGACGCCGGCGGGGGTGTACGTCTCGAATGCCGCGTACAGAACGGAGTTCATGAGCCGTGTCGCGCCGGTCCATGCCGTTGTGGTCGTGGTGCTGCTCGTCTCGCGCCCGGATGTGGGCTGCATGGGAATGGGCATCGACGGCCGGCCGAGGAACCCGTCGGCGTACGCGTCATCCATGACGATGACCTCGCCGTCGCGGGACCACATGCGGATCATCTGTGCGTTTCCGCTGTTGAAGTCGTCGCCGACGGTCAGGGCGGCGGTGCCGCCCTCGCGGCCGAGGCCGACACCCCAATCGCCCTGCGGGGTCTGGCCGACGATGAACGTTCGCTGTCCGCCGGGAGTCTGGGCGATCAGTTGCCCGCCCTCGCCGATCACTACGTCGCCGGCCATCACCTGATTGAGGGCGGGGCGCATCTGCGCGCGCCCGCGCAGCTGCCGTACCTCGCGTTCGAGGGCGGCGATGCGGTCGAGTACGTCCTGTGGGACGAACGGCATTACGGGGCCTCCAAGTAGAGCTGCGCGGTTTCGGGGCGCCCGCGCTCGGGCGGGCTCACGCTGATGCCGACCACGCGGTACCGGGCGTCGAGCGCGGTCGGGTGCCACAGGTCGCGGATGCGGAGACGGATCGTCGAGCCGACCAGGGCGGGCGTGATGGTGCCGCCGAGCAGGACCGTGATTTCCGGGATGGTCACGGGGTTGCGGGCGGCGGTGTGGTCGGCGCGGGCGTAGGCGTCGAGGGTGTCCTGTCGTTCTACGGTCGTGTAGTCGCTCGATCCGTCGAGGCGCGGCCACCCGGCGGCGAGGTCGTCGTCGGCGATCAGCACGGGCGACGTGAGCGGGTACGAGTCGGCGGCCTGGTTGGTGTTGATGCTGGCGCCGCGGGTCTGCCACGCGTTCGCCTTCTTCGTGGCGTCGACCGACCACGTGTAGGACAGGACCGGGCCGGGGTGGTCGAGGACGATCTCGGACGCGCCGGTACTGATGATGGGGTGTCCCAGCTGCAAGCGCTTGACTCGGCGGCCGTCGCTGTCGCGGAACGATGCGATGCGCCACTCGAACCCGTTCTCGACGGCGGCGAGGTCGTCGAGCAGGTCGCCGATGCTGTGCAGGTCGTAGCGCAAGAACGTGCGGTCGCGGGCGACGCCCGACGGGTCACTCTCGTATGTGATGCCGATGTCGCCGCCGGTCGTGCTCTGCGCGTAGTCGACCAGGCCGCGCGCTATGTCGAACTGGTCGACCTGCTCGGCGATCTGCGTGTCGTACAACAGGCGGCGGTACAGGTAGCTTTCCCACCCGCCGGCCTGGATCTGGGCTCCGAGGCGCCCGCGGTCATCCGAGGCGAGGGCGAGTGTCCATAGGACGCCGCCCCACCACAGGTCGCGCCCGCGCTCGACCCATACGCCCGTACGGCCGGGCAGGATCGCCCGGCGGGCCCGTTCGGCCATGGCGCGGTTGGGGATCGGCACGGTGCCGGTCATGCGGCCGGTCTTGCCTATGTAGTCGTCGAGGGCGACGCCCTGTACGGGTAGGGCGTCGAGCAGCTGGTCGGAACGTAGGTCACAGAACAGGACGCGGTACGGGGGTGCGTGGCGCACGGCACCCCCCGTCATGGCAGCAGGTACGTGCTCGACACCCTGATACTCCGGTCGCTGCGCAGTGCGCCGTTTCCGGTCCACGTGCGCAGCGTGATGACGCCGGCCGTCGACAGTCGCGCCGTGCCCTCGCCGAACCCGTCGGACACCGATATGTCGGCGTCGATGATCGGGCGCCACCCGCTCGGCAGGGTGCCGATCGTCTCGTCGTTGATGTTGCCGGCGGCCGGTACGTCCAGCTGTGCGCCCTTGCGGCTGACCTCGGCCACGAATGAGCACACGCCCGCGTCCGGGTTGCGGCGGGCGGCGAAGCTGTTCAGCGTGTACGTGGACGCGATGACGAATCCGGTCGTGGTCGACTCGGTCCGGCGCGGTGTGCGGTAGGTCTGCCACGCGCCGGCGGTGGCGCTCCACCGTTCCAGCACGCTGCCGTTGTCGCGGTACTGGCCGTCGTAGGCGCCGGCGAAGCTGAGGCCGTACCCGCGCGGGATGATCCCGCCGGCGGCCGTGGTGAACCGGCGGCGGTCGGCGAGGGCGGAGCCCCAGTTGATACCGCCCACGCCCGCGGACGCGCCCGCGGGTACGGTCACGTCCCACAGGCGCAGACAGGCAGGGTCGAGGGTCGGCGCGGTCGGCGTCGCGTTCGGGGCGCCGACAACGACCTCGATCCGGGCGAGGTTCTGCCCTTCCTGGTCGAACAGGGCGTCGAGTACGCGGATGACGACAGAGTCGATACGGGCGAACTGGGCGTCGCCGTCGCCGAACGTGAGGGTTACGGGCCCGTCGTTGGCGACCGGGTACGCGCCCTGGGCGTCGGTGCCCTGTACGTACGCGCGGCCGGCGCCGATCTGGAGTTGCATCGCCGCGGCGCCGGTCGCGGCGAACGGGTCGCCGCCCGGTAGGACGCCGTCGCGGACCCTGATCGGTGTCTCGTGAGCGACCGGCGATACGGGGGCGAGGCGGGTGTCTTCTCGCGTCTGCCCAAGGGGCAGCAGCCATGCGGAACGCACGGTCACGGGGGGTGTCTCCTTACCAGTAGGCCGAGCGGTAGCGCACGGTCGCGGTCGCGGTGGGGTCGCCTGATGCGGCGCGGAAGTGCAGTTGCGAGACGCCCGGCGCGAGCGTGAACGTCTGCTCGGGCACGCTGCGCGGGGTCGCGGTGTAGATCCGCGAGGCGGTCGCGTTGAGCGTGACCGTGCCCGCCGCGGTGTCGACGGTGAGCACGTCCTCGGCCGTGAGCGGGATGTCGTATTCGAGTACGTCGCCGGTGCCCACGTTGGTGAGCGAGGGCCGTTCGACCGGGCCCCGGAACTCGATCACGGGGTGTGTCGAGGCGTCGCCGGCGTTGATCGCCGACAGGGCGCCGGTACTGCCCGGCGTGCCGAAGTCGAGCGGCCACGACAGGACGCCGGACGGGGAGCCGATCAGCAGCGACGACGTACCAATCGGGACGGGCGCGCCGAGGGCGGCGGGCAGCAGTACGACCGGCTGCACCCAGGCGGCGCCCGCGGGGGCGGACGCGGTGAACGTGGCCTCGCCGGCGTCGCCGGTCGAGTCGGCGAGGTACGCGCCGGTCGCGTCCCACCACCGAAGGATGATCGTCGCGGCCTGGGCGGCGGCGAGTGCCGCGGTGAACGTGGCGGCGGCGCCAACGGTCACGGGCCACCCGTAGTCGCCGTGCGTCGAGGTCCACACCAGTTCGCCGCCGGGGGTGAGCGGTCGCACGCTCACCGTGCCGACGTTGTCGCCGGCGAGGACGGGGTCGCCGTCCGTCCACCAGCGCCACAACTCGCCCACGCCCGCGGCCTGGTCGTTGTTGAGGACCTGCTCGGGGTCGGTCTCCCACGTCAGGCCGCTTTCCGGCGCGGGCAGGGTCGCGGGTACGACCTGCTCGACCAGGGCGTACCGGCGCGGGTCGGTCGCGACGAACTCGACCGCGCCGCCCGTGATCGTGCCGAGGCGGTAGCCAAGGGTCGCCGGCACGGCCCGGCGGGTTGCGCGCGCGTACGCGAGCAGGGGCCCGCGCTCGTCGAGCCACGCGACGAACGGGCGCTCGTCCTCGACCGGCACCGTGCCGCGGTTGAGGGCGGCGACGACCGCGCCCACGGATGCTTGCGGGGCCCGGATGACCAGGCCGTCGAGGCCGATCGTCCGGGCCTGTGCGAGCAGGCCGCCGGGGAACGCGCCGTGTGCATCGCTGCGCGGCACCGTTCCGGAGTCGAGGGCGGGAAGTTCCTCCCACCCCGTGATACCGCGCCACCGGTACGGCGTGCCGGCGCCGAGCAGTAGGTCGCCGTACTGCACCTGTCCGGGACGGGTGATCAGGGAACCGGGCGCCATGGTCACCCCCTTGCCTTCGCGAGCCATGCGAGGGCCTTTGCGTTGTCGTCGGGGGTGCCGTTTTCTGCGGCGTGCCAGTGCTCGACGTGCACTGTCGCGCCGGACGCCGAGGCGGCAAACGGGTTTCCGTACGCGCCCATGCCCGCGCCCGCGAGGGCGGGCGAGAGGCCCGGAACAGAGGGAGGGGTCACCAGGCTGGACATTGCGCGGTCTACGGCGCCGGCGCCGCCCTCGATGCCCTTGACCAGGCCGGCGGGAATCCAGCGGCCCACGTCGCGCGCCATGACCTTGGACGGCGACGCGATGCCGAGGGCGTCGGCGATCGGGCCCGGAATCATGTTCTTCGCGAAGCTGATCAACTGCGACTTGAGCCAACTGCCCATGCTCTTTACGCCGTTGAGTAGGCCGCGAACGATGTCCTTGCCCTTGTCGACCAGCAGCGAGCCGAGGTTCCCGATCGCCGAGCCGATACGGCCGGGCAGGCCGCGGGCCCACGCGATCGCCTCGCCGGCCTTCGTGATGATCGTTTCTTTGAACCGGGACAGGGCCGACCGTGCGCGCTCCGCGAGCTGTCCCGCGAG